CGTATTGACTTGTTTGAGCCAGAAGAAGATTTAGCCAGGTATATGGCCCTCGGACTCAATGAAGAGTACGACCACGACATAAAGTTCTCTCCTAGAGATCTTGTTATGTTCGGTGGTAAACGGGGTGCTGGTAAATCTGTCATTTGTGCAAACATTGCAACCAGTGTTTACGCTTCAGGTAGATCGGCTATGTATTTCACTATTGAGATGGATAGCCGGTCGATCCTCCAACGATGCTGTTCCATTGCTACCGAAGTTCCTTTTTCTCGCCTCCGTACTCAGAATCTGAGTGTTACCGAGTGGGAGAAAGTAGCTACGTGGTGGGCAGGTCGCTATGTTGATGGACAAGACCGCTTGAAGGAGTATAGACAACACCGTGACTTTGAGAAGTTGCATACATCACTAAAAAACACCTGCGAGCTTCTCCCGACTCAGCAGTTGGACGTAGTGTATGATGCATCTCTCACTCTCTCCAAGATTCGTGCAGAGCTTGACAAAAAAGTTAAGCCCTTGAATGTTGGCGTCATTATTGTTGACTATATTAATCAGGTAAAGCGGTCGAGTCTACCTTCTCGTGGAGGTCAGTACGATTGGACTGAACAGATCGAAGTAAGTAAAGCATTGAAGTCAATGGCACAAGAGTATGACTGTACTGTAATATCTCCCTACCAAACAGACGCAACTGGTGAAGCACGATTCGCTAAAGGTATTCTCGATGCGGCTGATGCCGCTTATGCTTTGGAAACTTGGGATCATGAGGACGAGTGCATTACATTTAACTGTGTAAAAATGCGTTCAGCTTCCATGAACTCCTTTAGTTCTAAAGTGGACTGGGACACCTTAAAGATCGGCCCAGAGACTGCAATGACTCCGAAAGAGAAAGATGAATCTTCGCACAAGACTGGCGAAGATATTGATGATCTTTAAAAATATTTCTTGACTTTTTATCTTCTTTTGCGTATAATATACGGATACTTAAAAGGGGATAAAGCATATGGCACTTACATTCGGTAGTTTACGACACACTAGCTCAGGTAGAAAGCGAAAGCCTTTGCCCAAGTCTAAGCGTTACACGCCTAAATTTCAGCCCCTAGAAGAAACCACTACTTATCGTAGAGAGACTCCGCAGTATAAGTCTTGCGATCAGGGCGGCCATAATACAGAGTTAGTAGAAAAACCAAAGTTATCTAGTAAATATACAATTGCACCTGCCTATAACAAAGGTGCTTATCAAGTAATCAGTACAGAAAACATTAAGGATATTGGACGTTGACAGTAGAAGAACTACTAACCTCAAAAGATGTTTATTTTATACCCAAAGGCGCTGACGCTATCGTTAGCTGTCTCAATCCTGAGCACGCGGATAGAAATCCTAGTATGCGGATTGATAAGATTACTGGAGTATTCCAGTGCTTTTCCTGTGGTTATAAAGGAAACATTTTTACCCATTTTGGTGAAAAGGCAAACCAACTACAACTAAGACGAGAATTACTAAAAAAGAAAATTAGAGAGAAGAGGTCTGAGTCGGTTGGTTTGTCTTTCCCCAAAAATATTATACCCTATACAGGTAGTTGGAGAGAAATCAAACCTGAGACATACAAGAAGTTTGAAGCTTTTCAACACCATGATCCTGACCATATCGGTCGTATTGTATTTCCAGTACGAGATATATCAGGTCGAATTGTAGCATTTAATGGTCGTCACACTACAGGAGGCACACCTAAGTACATGATCTCGCCTGCGGGTGCGAAGATGCCTTTATATCCTCCAGTAGATCCTATACAAGGTTCTGTCATATTGGTAGAAGGTATCTACGATATGATCAATCTGCATGATAAAGGATTAGACAATGCAGTATGTTGCTTTGGAACAAAGAATATTAATGAAGATAAATTACGTATGCTTTCTATACAAGGTGTAGAGGAAGTAATTATCTTCTTTGATGGAGACGATGCAGGTCAGAATGCTGCAAAGATAGTAAAAGAGATGGCAGAGCGAGTAGGCTTGCTATCAAGAAATGTAGCTCTCAAGGACACAGATCCAGGTGCGCTACCCTTAAAATCAGTACAAACACTAAAGAGAAAATTATATGCCTAAAGTTGCATTAGTAGAAACTAAACCAAGTAAGACAAATTTTAAGAAAGAATTCGATGATGAGTTTGAGTTTGATCAATATCAGCTCTGCTCTGACCCCTACCTTAAAAAAGTACTAAAACGAGATTGCGATATCGAGATTGATATTGACGCATACGACTGGATCATTGTCGTAGGCAGTGATGCACTTAAGTACTTTACCTCTGTGAATTCGGTCACAGAATACTCTGGCAAGAAAGTCGAAGAGAAGTTCCTGCCTGTCATTAACCCTGCCATGCTCGCATTCAAGCCCGAAGCACAACGCACATGGGATGACTCCAAGAAAAGTATCATAGAGTACATTACTGGTGGTAAGCAAGACACAGTAATTACTACATACAACGCTTGGGGTATNCAAGATACGGAGGAAGCCAATGCTTTTATACGTGCTGCTATTGACGCCCCTCTTCCTTACGTTGCTCTTGACTCGGAAACAACCGGACTTTATCCACGTGACGGCCATATGCTTGGCATTAGTCTTAGTTATGAAGCTGATCGGGGTGCATACATAGACACCGAGTGTTTTGATGAAGAGACAGAACAACTGTTGCAAGAGCTGTTCGATAAGAAAACAGTAGTATTCCACAATGCCAAGTTCGATATGGCGTTCTTCGAGTACCACTTTAACTTTAAATTCCCTAGCTTTGAAGATACAATGCTTCTACACTACTTGATTGATGAGAACCCTGGTACTCATGGTCTAAAGCAGTTGTCTATGAAGTACACTAAGTATGGGGACTATGAGAAGCCAATGTACGAGTGGATTGATAACTATCGTAAGCAACATGGTATTCTCAAAAACGACTTCAACTGGGGTGATATTCCTTTTGACGTTATGAAACTATACGCCGGTATGGACGCTGCTTGTACTTTTCTGATCTATGAAAAGTTTGTAAAGATTAAGCAGAATAAACGCCTAGCAAAAGTGTACGATAACATACTAATCCCCGGTTGCCGTTTTCTAACGGACATCCAAGACAATGGCGTACCTTTTGATAAGCAGCGTTTGCTCAAGTCACAGTCTCTTATGCAAGACGAGATTGATGAAGCAGTAGCAGAGTTGTACAAGCATCCCGCTATTAGTAAATTTGAGCAAATTAATGGAAAAGATTTTAATCCTAACAGTACTGTTCAGCTTCGTAGTCTACTATTTGACTTCATCGGGCTTACTCCTACTGGAAAGAAAACTGGCACTGGAGCGAACAGCACAGATGCGGAGGTTCTTCAAGAGTTGGCAAGCCAATCCGACGTCCCCGGACTTATCCTTGCTATCAGACAGAAATCCAAAATTAAGAATACTTATTTGGACAAAATCTTTCCGCAGTTGGACAGAGATAGCCGCTTACGCACAGGTTTTAATCTTCATGGCACAACTAGTGGGCGGCTCAGCTCTAGTGGCAAGCTTAATATGCAGCAGCTACCCCGAGACAATCCCATTGTTAAAGGATGTATTAAGGCAGCTCCTGGACATAAAATTGTAGCAATGGATTTGACCACAGCAGAGGTATATGTCGCTGCTGTACTCGCAAAAGACAAAGCACTTATGGATGTGTTCAAGTCTGGAGGCAACTTCCACAGTGCAATTGCCCACAAAGTATTTAAGTTACCTTGCGAAGTAAGTGAAGTAGCAGAATTATACAGTATGCAACGTCAGGCGGCTAAAGCCGTAACCTTTGGTATTATGTATGGTGCTGGCGCAAACAAGATTAGTGAGCAAGTCACAAAAGACAGTGGTAAACCTTTCACTAGAAACGAAGCTCAGGAAGTCATTGACGACTACTTTAAAGAGTTTCACAAGTTAAAATCATGGATTGAAGAGAACCAGAAGTTCATTCAGCAAAATGGTTTCATTTACAGCTTCTTCGGA